ACATTTACCAATAATCCTACTACCTAATCGTAAACATGTTTTTGTAACTCTCCAGTTATTTAAAATATTATCAGGTCTCTCCCATTTACCACTTTCATCGTGTACTAATAGATTTAGCTTTTCACCATCATAACTATTATCTCCAGTATTCTTCCAATCAATAGTTGTATCTAAACCTTGTATATCCTCTAGTTTTTCGTTAGATGTAATTTTTTTCCTTGTAAACTTGCTCGCAGGTACTCTATACGCTAACTCTGTTTTTGGACGATCCATACCATCTTGAATCGGTTTAAAAAAGAACGGGTAGTTTATACTAATAGGTACGACTTTATCCGTGAACATCTTTTTAGCATCCGCCCCTGTTTTAGATAATACCCCATATCTACTATCACTCGCTAATGTAGCTAAGTTAACTGTTTCCGCAGACGACATGAAAGAAAATCCTGAACGTCTGTTCTTTAGATAACATATACCATAACATCTTTTATCTGCTTTACAAGCTTCCCAAAATATATAGAACAATCTATTTGCCTCTCTAAAGTCTGGAGCACCAACATCAATTTTACTCCATTGTAAATACATATAATGTGTACCTACCATATAAGTTGGTTTACCTTTACTCGTAAACCAAAACCCTTCATCCCTTCTTTTAAACTCTTCGTCTATGTAATCAAACCACTTTTCTTTATTTTCATCTGGATAATTTCTCCAATCAAATATATTTTTAAGACGAGTGAGTTCTTTAGGTGTTTCAAATTTAACCCATTTATCTTCCTCGTGTTTGAATACTTTTTTAGGTGCTTTAGGTAACGCTATTTTAAAATTTTGAATTTCGTATATTTCCCCTATCTGTCCAGTTTTAGATATAACAACAAGATCATGTTCTTTATTATATCCGTATTTCCATTTCTTACCTTTATTAAGACGACTTATAGTCGTTTTTTTAACAGGTTCGATTACCTTATATAAAGTCTGTTCGTACATTATTTAGATCTACCTTCTGCGAATCCTTTAAAAACTTGCTCTTTCTTTTCTTTTGGTTCTTTACCTTCTAAAAGATTCTCTTCCTCTTGGATTCTACTAAGTATTTCAAAAGCATCAAATATGGCAAGTTTTTTAGTAGCGGCAGCATTCTTAAGTCTGTCTGCTGTAATATCATCTCCACTGTCAACAATAGGTTCTTTCGCAACTTTGATAAGTTCATCAACTGCTCTTTGCCCAGCTTGGATTATATTCTTCTTCGTCTCCTTGATATTCATATTTGATAGTTATAAAATTAGATAAAACACGATATAGTCGCTCGCCATCAACAACGAACTCATATTCACTACTTGGTCTGAAACCAACTAAATCCCCTTCTTTTACGGTACCATCTGAATATTTAACAATACCGATTAAGGGTCTTTCTGCGTCAATATTAAATTGATCTTTTGCTTTTAAAGGTTTTACAAAACAAAATCCTTTAGGCGCTCTCCACTCCCAATATCTTTTATATAAAAAGATTTGGTCTTGGGTTATAAAATACGTATCTTCATTAAAATAACTTCTACTATTTTTTTCGATACCTTTTACATTGTGCCATCTACGGAATACATTGTGATGTACAACTACTTTGTCTCCAGGTTTAATATCTGTATCACCAATTATTGGAGTGGATATAACTTTCGCAATTCTATTTACAAATTGATGGTTATAAATCTCAGTGTTTAATATAAGATCTCCACCTTCAACTTTTTTACTATTATTATATCTTTCTCCTACAGGCGTTACAACAAAGTTGTAAACACTTTTCATTAGTATTCTAGATTATATTCTACAGATACTGCCATGTTTTTGTTAAAGTCTTTCCAAGGTAGTACGTCTTTATCTTTTCTAATATAAACAGAGAATTTGTTTTCCTCCTCTATTATATCGCAGATTTTATGCCCACCATATACTTCTTGTCCAACAGCATAATGCATGGCGTCGTTTTTATAATCTTTACCTACACTAATCTTCCTTATCAGTTTCGCCATTTTCTTGTGGGTAATTTATAGCACCAGTTTGTATATCAATATCAAACGTACCATATTCTTTTTCAAATTCAGTTTGTAGTTTAGCCAAATCATCTCTTAAACCAGCAGCGCCATGTAACATTTCATGTTTTCTACTTTCCATTTGACCAACCTCCATTTGTGATCTATTAAGATTATTTACTGTCTCTTGAACTCTTTTTAATTGTTCATCAGTAATTTTTTCTGCTTTCGGTTTAAGGTCAATAACCTTCTCCGCTTTCGGTGTTTTTCTTTTTGCCATTTTATTTAATTTAAGTTAATTGTTATTTATTCAGATTCGGTGAATAATTCACCATTTGCTAATGTTTGTGCTTCAGTTTTTGTAAGTACAGAGTTACTTGGGTAACTCATGAATTTACCTAAATCTGTTATTGCTGTTAGTTCTCCCTCTAACATACTAAATTCTCCTTTTACAATAATTAGATTACCATCTAAACTTTCTCTTGGCGCACCTAATTTACCCGCGAACGCGGCTTCTTTCCATGTTGGAGTATAAGCTATTGTCGTATCTATCTCTTGATCTGTGTAAGTATATGATTCTTCAATCTGTGGAGTTGAATGAAGTGTGGTATTAAGTTTAACTAATAATTCAGCCTTCGTATCCCCTGAAGCGTAATCTACGCTCGCATCGTCCATATATGCTTTAATCTCAGCTACAGTGTTATCCTCTGATGGGTAGTAATCGTACTTATTAACCATTCTTGTACCTGTCTTTTCCACATTTTTATACGTATAGTTATTCCAACCCAATTTAGGTTGTAATACACTAGGTACTGCAGATTCGTAAGTTGTTTTCTTTAAACATATATATAATTCGTAATGTGCCATATTTTTTATTTTTAATTTCTGTGACTACCTTTTCCTGCGTTATAATTTCTTAGTACTTCTGCTGCAGATAAAGCATCGCTATATACTAATACATTATCTATAGCATTACCATAAAAACTAGCTCCTCCATAAGCACCTATTTCAAAATCTCGGCTCCCAGATAAAAGAGTTTCGGTATATGAAGAATCACTACCAGATTGGGCACCATCTACATATATTTTTTTATTTGACCCATCGTATACACATACAATATGTCTCCAACCATCACTAATTGATGCGGAAGTAGAAGCGTGAATTGCAGAACCGTTTCCTGTGTAAAATTCAATTTCAGATGTAGTTTTTCTCATTAAATAACTTCTGTTAGTTGCTGTAGAATCTCCCCATTTTCCAACTATCCCTTTTGCGTCCGAATCATCAAAATATACCCAAGCTGATAGAGTAATAGTAGTTCCAGCGATATCTAATATACTATAATCTCCCACGGTTACATAATCAGTTTCACTCCCCGTTAAATTCAAACTACTCGTATCCTTCTGCTTATTCATTATAAATCCTTGATTATCTCGTGTAGCATCTACGCCCGCTGGGATTAGGATTGTTTCTGTAGCGTTTACTAGTGTTCCGTCGTGTGTTCCAGGGTTATTAATATTTGTCCAAGTTGCAAGACCATTATTTCTCCAATAACCCTTAAGATTAGCGACTTGCGAATGTGTTGTTGCATCTAACGCTTTTCCGTCATTATATAGTTCAATAATTTCTGCTTGAGAAAAAGCAACGCCTTTAAATATACTAAATTCAGTTGCGGTTCCATTCATGACTCCACCACTGTACCCAGGATCCCAACTTCCAAATTTAAGAACTCCAGCAGAATGTTCAATTGGATTATTTATTGCACTAATATCTGTAGAATCTTGCTCAACCCCATTTATATACACATGTATATAATCTGTGGTTCTATTTATTACTCCTACAAAATGAAAGAATTCACCCGTAGGTATAGCTGTTGAACCAATAGCGGCTATCATAGTTCCATTATTTGAACCATCATCATCTTCAATGACAAATCTTGGGTTTCCACTACTATCTATTTGAGTATTCCATCCTGACGTCCCTCCTCCTCCTTGAGAAAAGAAATAATTATCGTCATGCAAATCAGCTTGATATACCCAAGCACTTATAGTAAAATCACCATCCTCTGGATTAAAATCATTATGATGACTAGCGGTTACTTGCGGATTATTAGTTCCAAGATTATCTTGAAACCAAGCCAACTCATTATACGATTGCAATGCCGTTTGCGGTATATGTAATTGTTGGTCTGCATCTGTCCAACCTGAGGCTAGACCTACTTCTTTGAGTGTTACAGATTTTAAATCAAAATATTCTCCCCCTGCCTGCGGGGTAGTTGGCCACACATCGATCACTTGATCCGTGGTGCTACTGCATACAAAGGTTCCACTTAAGGTTTGTTCTTCATCTGCAACTGTTGCGTACGTACTTCCTATTTGAACATCAGCACTTCCTTTGGTTTGGATTGCCACTCGCATATCACTACCATCAGAAGTTAAAAAACTACAAGAAAAACTATAAGTTCTACCTATGACTAGATCACTAGCTACATCTTGGTAAATTCTTTGATCCCAAGAATTTGTCTGCACGTCTCCAGTGGTAGACCTAACTCCATTAGTTATTGCTGTGCATGTCCTCGTTCCAGTAGAGGGAGCTTCTGTCCAATTATCAAATTGGACGCCCCCATCTAGCCTAGTTTGGGTTTCAGCCTCATTGATAGCAAAATCACCATTTTCTACTAATTCATCCCCATAAAATACAGTCGTCGCGTGGTTCTTGGCGTTTATGGTTTTTATTGATACATTATCTATCCAATAACTTTCAGTGTCTGCAAGAGGACTTACGCCAAACCCTATATATAATCTTTGGTTTGCAGTAGACGTAGTAAATCTAAATTTGTAATCTTGAAAACTACTTGTTAAATTAGGATTATTAATAGTCGTAAATGTAGTACCTTCTCCAATATATGTAAAATTAAAAGAGGCAGCACTATCTGTTTTTGCAGAAAATTCAATAGTATAAGTTGTTGCTGCTATAGTAGGAATATTTCCACCAGTCATAGTAAACCCTGTTGAACCACCACCTGTATTATTATCAGTCCATTTTCCCGCTTGTAAAGAACTATCGTGTGCTGCTACGCCTCTAAATTGCCCCCAATCTCCTATTCCTGTAGCAAAAGTACTATTATCACCTGTAACAATATTATCATTCAACCCAGTATTAGCACCATCTAAAATATATGATTGTTGGCCCCTATGCCCATCTTGCATTGGGTACCAGAGTTTAAGGTTGGATTCTGTAAGGGATGTACCACCTCTGTTTAATGCTAAGGACTCTGGGTTTAAGTAGTCGTAGGTTACGTCGGCTGCGGACCAAGCGGTATTCCATACTTGCCCATCAGACATCATGCCATCAAAATATATTGCATTCCCTCCTAGTTTTAAATTTTCAGAGTTATCTAAATTTCCTATATCTGTATCTGTCGCTGTAGCCACCTGAACTCCATTAGCATATAAAACCCCAACACCTGTAGATGAATTGTATGTGCCAACAAATCTATACCAAGTATTCGCTTCTAAATCATATTCTATTCTATTTCCATCAGTCCCATCTCCGACATTAAAAACAATCCTATCTTCCGAATGTCTCCAATATAATCCATACCCTAAAGCATTTGCATTATAATTTGCTTGTTTTGTCAATAAGTGAGAGCCATGTACACTACTTGTATTACCCTTAGCCCATACAGCTAAAGTTAAAGAATCTGTTCCCATATCTACAACGTCTCCAGCATCTAAATAATCACTAACCCCATCAAATTCTAATGCTCGACCAGAATATATTTGTCCGTGGTTATTATTTCCAGAGGTATCTAACGCCCTAGCTTTTTTCGGTACTTCTATTGTTTGTATTGTCGTCGCCATTATGCTAAAGTTCCTGTGTTACCGTTGATTTCTTTTACTGAGATATTTGATATAGTACCTTCAAATCCTAAATTAAAAGCATCACAATCTAATTCAGTAGTATTTGTTGCTGTACCATATTGAACATAATCTCCATTTGCATCTCCTGTTGGGCCTAAATCTACACCGCCACTTGGTTGTCTAAACTTAAAACTCCCACTTGTGTAGTTAGAAACTGTAAAAGCTACTTTATACGTTGTTCCTACAACTAAAGCAGCAGTAATATTAGATTCTATACCTACATAAGCACCAACATCAATATCTTCTCCTGCCCATGTTGCTAATTCACTACCTAAAGTATCTCCATCTCCATGATGATTATCATAAACTAAAGTTGTTGTATCTGGAATTACACTATCCAAATTCCACCATGATACTAAATCTGTTTCTTCGCTATCAGATAAACCTGCGTAATCTTTCCACATAATTGATTTGATTTGTGCTTGGGTTAATGCTGCTGACCACAGCCCTATGTTACACATAAAACCTTCGAAATAGTTTGTCGCGCCCGTGCTTAATTTACCTATATTACCTGCAGTTGCAATTGGAACATTTAATGTACCAGATGATGTAAGAGCTTGGTCAACACCATCAATATATATTTTCCCAGTTGTCGAGCCATCGTATGTCGCAACAATATGATGCCAAACCCCTACGGTTATCACAGAAACTGCTGTATCTATATAATCAGAACCTCCTACATGAAGTCTAACTTGTTCTGATGCACCAACTCCAAACCAGAGTTCAGTACTAGCAGAATACATAGCATACCATCCTCCATCACCATCCTTTTTTATCCAACCTGAAATTGTAAAAGCACTTATCGGGCAATTACCCACTCCATCCACATAATCATCAGTACCATCAAAATACGCAGCGCCATCACTTAGTGGTCGGACAGAACTAAGATCATAATTATGCTTTAACACCAAATTATCGGTTACGATAGTTTTTACCCCTGCACCACTTTTTGTAAGATTAGATCCTAATCCTAACATTAGTATCCTACGTAAGCGATTACACTACCAGATGCTAATTGGAATTTTGTCCACCTACCGTATATTGTTAATCCAGCTGGAAAGGTTACACTATCTGTAACAGAACCGGCATTATTGTCTATATCCTTGCTTAAACCTGTTGAACTCATATGTCTTTCTTCTAACTCAGGCATTAGTCCTGCTACATTACTGTCGTCGAAAACAGTGTCTGTAACAAATGTTATAGCTATAAAAACAGCATTAGCTCCAACGGCTCTTATATTTGATGCAGGAACATCCGCTGTTATTCCATTTGCACTACACACGTTTACACCGTCAACAAATATATTACCAATTTGACCCATGCTATAAGCAACGCTTGTTGAATTTACTCCCATAATTTTATTTTTTTACTTTTTCTAGTGATCTACCACCAAAATAGGCGCCGATCACGGTTATTAATACTATTTGTAATAAGTCTGTCCATTTTTCTTCAACTTTAAAAGTTATAGTACCCGCATCAATGAATATCATTAATACTGTAGATATAACTAAAAACGCTAAAGTCATCGGTCTTATATTTTTTGATAACCATGAATCAGAGTTCATATCTGCACTCCATCGATCAGTTATCGTTTTCTCCATTTCGACTTCGTAATTGGAGATTAATTCTTTTATTTTTAACTCAGCTGCTAGTTTCTCTTCTTTCGATGTATGTAAGTTATCTATTACTCCACCTACACCTTTTACGAGTTCTGCTGCACCTGAACTGAATATTTTACTTAATATATTCATTTGCTATCTATCTTTATCTTTAATCATATCATCTATAGCTTTATTATAAACTTTATCTGTATATGATTTATTGTTATAAAATATACTTCTATCTGAAGTCGGTAAGTCCTCTTCGCCCAATAGAATCCTATATATCCTACTTATCATTTGAGAGCATTTAAATGAAGTTTTAAATACTGAATACATAATAGTAGTTCTATTCCTATGTCTCCAGGTTTCTATCCAGCCACCTCTTCTTAATCTCTCCCATCTCGCTTTATCCCATGAATACGTATATACTCCATCCATGAAATCTTTTCGTGTAAATCTTCCTTTACAATCTAAATAAATTAATAATTCTAAATCTGCGTCTTTAATCCCGTAAGTCTTACAGACCCACTTTCTAGTGAGCCTGTAATACTTAAGGATATTTAATTCACGCAAATCTTGCGCGGTTAGTCTCAACTATTACGAAGCGTCAATAGTTGTTATTGCAACTCCAGTAATATCTGGGTGGCAGTAAACACTGTTTGTCACGTCAGCTACTACTACCATACCGCTATTATGAGTTGCGTTACACGCACCAGATATAGCTTCTATAACATCTTTATGTTTAGCTGAAGTAATAGTTAGTATTACCTTACTGTGATCAACGTGAACGTCCGCATCACCAGTATTAGTCTCTTGACTTATACCTCCTTGAAAGTAAACGGTTAGTGTTGTCGCAGAGTTAGCTTCCATGTGAGAAACACCAGCCGCGTTAAACGCTGCTACTTCTTCATCACCTGCTGTACCATCAGCTGCTGCTGAGGCAAAATACAAAAATTTGTTCATTTTTTTGATTTTTTTAATTAATAATTTGTTTTAATGTTTTGAGTTTTAGGGTTTAGGTTTCTGGTTTTGGTTTAATTTATTCTACTAGAACAACGTCGCCTGATCGGATTACACGGTATAGTTTTTCTTTATATGATATATCATGTCCTGCATGTTTATCATAATATACTATATCTCCGTCTTTTAATCCTTCTACGAGATTGCCAGTAGAAATAATTTTTGCTTTAGTGTATCTATTGTCACTGTCCGTATCATCTGTCATAATCAGTCCAGCAACTTTCTTAGGTTCTTTTATATTTTGTACAACTATATAGTGATTAATTGCTTTCATTCATTCTTATATTTGAAATTACACAATCAGCTGATATAATCGTATTTACTACACTTACAGCGTTTTTAAGAGCAGATTTGGTAACAAGGACTGGATCTATAATTCCAGCTTTAATCATCTCAACTCTCTCACCGGTTACAACATCCACACCTTCACCTTCAATATCATCATAATCAGGGAATTCAATACCTGCATTTTCTAATATTACATCAAATGGGGCTTTAATAGCTTCCATTAATATCCGTTCACCTCCTGGTTTTGTAGAAATGTTTTGTGACGCGTTTAACAATGCCACTCCCCCACCAGGCACTATCCCTTCTTTAAGCGCTGCTTTTGTCGCGTATATCGCATCTTCTGCGCGATCTTTCTTTTCTTTGAGTTCAACTTTAGAATTAGCACCAACCTTAACAATTCCTACAGAACCTGTTAACATTGCTAATCTATCCTCTTGTTTCTTCTTCAAGAACCCGTTTTTCTCTGCCTTAATGATTTTTTTAACCTCTTTTATCCGTTCATCAAGGCTATCAGCGACATCATAAGTGGTTAATACGGTATTTTTGTCGTCTGTAACGGATTTTTCACATTTTCCAAGGCAATCTACGTCAATTAAGTCTAAATCGTCACCTAATTCTTCATTTATCACTTTAGCCCCGGTTAAAAGTGCTAAATCTTCCACTGTATCTAGCTTTGTTGGGCCAAACCCTGGTAAATCTATGATATTTACCTTAATATTACCCTTGACTTTGTTCATTAACAGCGCTGCTTTGACTTGTTGGTCTACAGGAGCCACTATAAGTAGGGGTTTTTTGTTCTTTATGACAAATTCTAAGATCTTTTGTATCTTTCTTATGTTAGGGATTTCCGATCCAACTATTAATACCAGTGGGTCCTCTAAAACAGCATGTTGTTTTTCCGTATCTGTGGCAAAATGCGGCGATGTAAGGCCAACGTCCATCTGAACACCGTCAACTAACTCAACATAAGTGTTTTCCGTTTCTGATTCTTCCATCAGAACGACCCCGTCCTTCCCTACTTCCGTGTATGCTTCCGCGATAATTTTTCCAAGATCAATATCGTTGTTGCAACTAATGCTGCTAACAGATTCCAGCATACCATCTGTAACTTGTATCGCTGTATTTTCAAGATATTTATTAACTTTTGCCAAAGCAGAGTTAATACCCTCTTTAATTTCTCTAATCGATGCGTTATTCCCATTTCGATTAACTTCTTTTATTAACGATTCAGCAAGGACTATAGCTGTGGTTGTACCGTCACCAGCTTCTCTAACTGTATTTCTTGCGGATTCCTTAATTAAGGTCGCCCCTATGTTTTCAACCGGATCAAGTAAGACAACAGACTCAGCCACTGTTACCCCGTCTTTTGTAATCACCGGTTTACCTCGAGCATCTTCGTAAATTACACATTTACCTGAAGCCCCTAAAGTAGATTTAACTGCTTTAGCAAGCTTTTCTACTCCGTTTATTATTCTTTTCTTAGCTTGATCGCCAAAGTTTAAGTCTTTGACGATCTCACTAGGTAGATTGTATTCCATTTAATTAAATTTTATTAAATTATACTTCTATTCAAATGTCTTTACGACTTTCGGGCCTTTGATAGCCTCTAACTTTTTCGAGAAATGGTCGATGCTTCCGTTAATTGCTGCTTCGGCACCTTCTATGGTTTCTCGTCTGGTTACATCGTGCCAATCCTTTTCGTTGTCAGGGTTTTGGCACTCCGTTTGGTAAAATCCATTAGATAGTTGGGTAATCCTCCAGTTTTTCTTCTCTGCAAGATGTGTCCACTGCTCAATAGTTTTTTCATTCGGTTTTTGGTTGCTAGTATACGTACTAGACTTGTAATACAAATAAGTCATTATTTTGGTTTTTAGGTTATTTGCGGTATAGGGTCTTTCCCTATATTTTATTTTCTTTTGTATCTAGTTGATTTATTCCTAGATTTAGATGTTGTTTTCATTATCTTAGTGCTAAAGCCTTCTTTCTTTGTTCCTTTACCATCATTACCTCTATTTGCTTTAACAGACTTAAATCTTTTATCTTTGTGGTCATAATCTTTACCACGTATGTCTTTACCTTCTTTTATGGCTTTTCTGCGTCTAACTTGATTTTCAGCTTTCTTTGCCCTCCTACTCGGTGTCATTGCGGCCTTCTTGTCGCGAACTGCCTTTGCTCGTCTTGCGGTGGGTGATAATTTCTGTTTCGCCATAGCTTTATGATTACATAGAAAAGCGAATATTTACAACTGTGACACTAGCCTATTACTCTTAATCCTATAACCCTATCCCTAACCCTAGATATTACCTAGTAATATCTTTAGGGAGAGACAAAATATGCATATTATAAATTTATAGAGATTGTGTAGCCCCCTATCCCCCGCACCACCCGCCTAATATAAAATTGAAATTTTTCAACCCCACGGACCCCTTTCAATTTCGATTTTCCCCAAAGTTTTCACGTTTTACTATTCATTCAATATAATGTAACTAATTTCTTACAAACTAAATACGACTAACATTGGATAATATATATGTAAACAAATTAATAATAACTTAAACAAATTAAAATGTCAGTAAGTAAATTAACAACGAAAAGATTCGTTATCAGAAAATCCTTAATAGGTAAAAATGTATTAATAACTTTCACAAATAAGAAAGGAAAAGTGTGTACGTATAATCATGATGAAGTGTATAATACAAATAAAGAAAGATTTGATAATATGAAATGTTTCCAAAAGTATAAAAGTTATACATGTACTAATAACTTACCAACTTTCGCAAGATAGTAAGTAACTTATTAAACAGTGACAATAGCCTGTTACTATCCTTAGTTTAACTAGCTAATGTCATACTTTATTACAAACTGAATACGAACGTATTTGGATAATATAATTGAATATGAAAAACAATAACAAAGTAAAGTTTAGTCATGATACAATAGCAACAATTAGTGCACTAGCGCTGTTTGCTACAATATTGATAATTCTCGTTACATTTGTAAACTAATTCACATTTGTGAACAATGAGAAGTGCGGAATAGTATTCAATATCAAATTATCAATTAAACAAAAATATAACTTTTACAATGTAAATACGAACAAGTTTGGATAATATAAATGTAAACGAAACAATTAAAATAAGTTAATAATCAAAAAAAGTAAAATTATGAGTAATGTAATTAAAAGTAAAAGATTTGTAGTGCGTAAGTCGTTGATTGGTAAGAATCAAGTAATTGAATTCACCAATAAAAAAGGTGATACTGTAAAGTATAATCACGACAAAGTATTTAGTATCATGAAAAGTGGTTTGGAAAAACTTGCTTGCTGGGATAAGTATAAATCTTACACTGCTACTAACAACATTCCTACTATTTGTAGAGGAAAAGAGTTAGTTTAGTAACGGAAAAGTCGTAGTTCCACTTGTTTACCGACTATAAATAATGTGAATGAGTAATGTAGTCTTGGAGTAAATGTGAGTTCGATTCTCACACTACAACAAAGTACGAAAGTATTTGCGCTTCTTCTGGAAACTGTTAGCAACAGTGGAACCATACAGTTTGAGTATTCTAGTAAACTAGAGTGGGTTCGATTCCCGCAAGCGCCCTAAAATATAAATTATGAAAAATATAAGTGAAAAATTAATGTGTTTAATGCTATTACTTTGGATAATAGCTATGTTTGTAAATAATACAAATAGAGTTAATGGACACAAGAAATGTTGTATAAAAACAGCTCAAGAAGTATATGAATACGAAGGTTGGGTAGTAAAAGAATAAATTATGAGTAGAAAAATAACAATAAGTAAGTATGAAGATAATACTCAATGGAGTGTTGAAGTAGAAGATAGTTATGGAACTGAACATCACTTAGGATATTATACTTGGTTAAACGATGAAGAAATCGAGAAAAGAGCTAAGTTAATATGGAGTAATGAAGTAAAACCTAAAGAAGATTTACTCGGTGACGCTATCGCTGAGTGTATTCAAAGTGATATAGATAGAGGTGTAGAACCGAGTTTAGACTAATGAAACAAGAAGAAATAACAAAAATAGTAAATAAAGTATATCCACTAATTATACAAGATGTACTAAACTGTGATTTTGCTGGAACATACCCAGAAATAGAATTTCATTATAATATCTATGAAAGATTAAGTGGTGAAAAAGGTATGACTGGTGAGGTGCAAGCTCACGCAGAATACGATTGGAATAAGTGTATAATATATATTTATACTTCAAAAATGAAGTGTGAAGAAGATATTATTCGCTCATTAATACACGAGTGTGTACACGCTAATCAAGATAAAATATCATTTGACTTATATTACCAATTAGGTGATACTTATGAAACTCACCCGTATGAGATTGAAGCAAGAAATGCAGAAGAAAATTGGAAAACATATAAAATAAAGAAATAATGGGTGCGTGGATAATATTAGCGTTAATGACAATTTTAGTGTATCAATATTTAAGTGATGACTATCATGGCTAAATTAACAAATAAAGAAAAGAGTAAGATAAGACGTGAAGTAGATTTAGATTTGGGTGTGAAACCACCTAAATCTATCATATTTACTAGTAAGAAAATATATAATAGAAAGAAAAAACATAGAAAAGATGAATAGAGAAGAATTAAAAAGAATGTTTCTACAATTTGATTACTCTAACATACCAGTTAGAAAAGAAATAATAGTAGATTTAAGATATTTAGATAATAAACACTGGCCAAATCATGGTTATGTAGAAATTGTTAGCGATGGACCAGATGGTTACTCTTCATTTAGTACTCATCAAGAAAATCCATTACAATATGCTCTTGAAATGATGGAAGGTGACAACCATAATGATTATAGTAAATATAAATTAGTAATAAAAGAATAAAATTGTATTACAAATTAAATACGATTACTAATGGATAATATAAATATGAAAACAATAAAATTTAACAAAGACAAGACAGTTTTGCTAAATGGCAAGAATTTATTAACAAGAATCACACATTTAAAAGGTGGGAATTGGAATAGCTGTATTAAAGATACAGATAGTGATGGAAAAATAACAATATCACCAATTTATCCAACATATTACAAAATCGGTGATTACTATTATGTATAAAATATGAATAGAAAACAATACAATAGCGATCCAAGGTACGCTAAAGTGCTAGAACAGATGGATTTATTAGGAATAATGGATGTTAGCACAACAAGACAAAGTAAAAATGGTACAATAGTATGGAAATTACCAATTAAAAACCAGTGGAATAATGGTAGTTTGATAGAAGTAGCTAGTTTCAAAACTGGTTATGTAAGAAATCAAAATAGTTGTTACAGTAATTATCAACTAAATAAATGTGAAAAAGCTGTAGAATATTGGCCAGATTACGAGTGGGTTGATAATAAACAAGTAAAAACTGGTAAATATAGAAAGTTTGTTACTAAAAAACGTATACTAATACCAATAGAGATAGATAGATTGGAGTATTTAATAGCCTTTTGTCTCAAAAATTACTACATCAAACATGCTAATTTCGTAGCAAGTGGTAATTATGTATCTAAGTGGAAACATGAGTGGGAATTAGAACAAAAAGAAAAAGAATTTAACGGTGTTAGAGATGTTAGTGTAACTATCGATGGTACAAGATATAGAGTAATGTAATGAAAGAAATAATAGAACAAATACAAGAGGAAATTAAAGAAGTATATGAATATTTTGAAGATGAGCGAGAATTTGATGATACTTTTGAAAAAGCAGGATGGGATAATGACTATGCGAGGTTATTTGACTGTGGATATATCAAAGGTGCACAAATGGTATTAAGTAAATTACAAGAACAATACCAAGAAAATGAGTAGAAGAAAAGCAAAAACAAATAGAAAATTAGAGATATTAAATGAGATAAATCAAATAGATAAGAGAATGAAGAAAGCTTGGAGAAAAGATAATCCAGAAGAAAGATCTAAACTAATGTCTAAAAGAGAAACCTTAAAGAGTAAATTAAAAACAAATAAATAAATTAAAATGACAGAAATTACAAAAGAACAATTTGAAGCATATGTAGATGTGCAAATGTCAGGAGTTACTAATATGTTCGATGTTAGAACAGTTGGTCAATTATCTGGATTAGAGAAAGAAGAAATCTTGGAAATCATGAAAAATTATGGTGAATTAAAAGATAAATATGATGAGTAAAGAAAAATTAGATACTAATAAAGCAGCGCTTATAGAGTTACAAATAACAGCACTTGATAAATTAGCTGACTATAAAGCTCAGATAGCTGTTATAGACCAAAAGTTAGAGGATTTAGGTAAACCTGAAGTAACTTCAGAGTTTTTAGATAAGATAAATGAAACTATTACTGAAGCTGTTGAGGGTCTTGAGCTTGATAACGGTATTACTTGTGATTTTGAGATAGATTACGATAATAGAGTAGCTATGAGTGATGTTCGTTTTGAAGATACTCACAGTGTGGTAGAGAAGATTTATTGCGCAGTTGAAGAACTATTTGCAGAAATTAGAACTGACAATAGCTAGTTAAATATACGAGGTGAGGGTGGTTTAACGGCAGGATAAAGCAAAATATAGATGATAAGCGTAGAGCTATGTCGAGCTATAAGAACCACACCTGCCCCACCTCGAAATATACGAAGAGTAATCGATTTAAAACTAATGCGCTCTTCGTTTTATAAAGTCTCAGTGAATGTGGCGTGAGCTGCTGAGAGACGTGTCTCAACAAAGGGCATCATTGATTTGGTTAACCCGTGAGAGACTGGTAAGTCCGTCGGTGGGTAGTAACCCTTAATATGATTGCCG